GCGGGCTCCCCCGGCACCTGGGCGGCGGGCTCGGATCTCAAGTCCTGGTCCGTTGGCGGATCGGTCAACACGGCTGCGTCGATCACCTCTCTGGCGATCACGCTGACCCAGACGTTGAAGGCCGTCAACATCACGATCGAGCCCGATCTGATGGACTTCTCGGTGTCGAACTTGGCGGACGCCTATGTCCCGGTTTTGGCGGAAGCGGTCTACCAGGGCTTGGAAATCGACATCCTGAACCTCTATTCCGAGTTCAACGCCTCGGACAACGTGGGGGCCTCGGGCACCAACTTCACGCTGGCGAACTTCCTCCTGGCGCTCCGGCGTCTCCGGGTCAACGCCCGCGACAAGATGACCGATGGAGACCCCTTCGTCGGCATCTATGACTTGGCGCAGTTGGACTCGATTCTCTCCTTCCCGGACATCGTGAACGCTGCGGTCCGTGGAACGGGTCCGGGCGCTGCGGTCAACGGCAAGATCCCGACGATCTACGGCGGGGACATCATCCTGACCGGCAACGTGCTGTCGTCTTCGGGACGCCGGAATCTGGTGGCCGCGAAGAAGGCCATCGTCTGGGGCAAGAAGTACGACGCGAAGATCGAGACGGACCGGCAGGACCTGATCACCAAGGTCTACGCCTACTGCAATTGGGGCGCTAAGTCCGCGCACTCGAACACCACGTACGGCGCGACGGGCCGCGATCTCGCGGTTCAGCACCTTACGTGATTTCGTAATCGCAAGGGGAAGCGGGGGCGGCGCACGTCCAAGGCCGCTCCCGCGACTCCTGCTCATTGGAGGAGGCGATGCCCGACAACCGAGAACTAGTCGTCGATGCAACGAACATCCCGACCCACGAAGAAATCAGGCTCCGCACCATCCCGCACTCCGAGGCCGAAAGCGGAGCCTTTCGCTACGACCCCGAGACCTTTGTGCTCTACCCCAACGGCGGCGGAAAGCATGTCCGTCCGGTCCGGCTCCCCGAAGATCCACGGTTCGATAGAGACCAGCCCTTCGTAGGCACCTGTTCCAGGCCCACCCAGGACAACCTCGGTTGCTGGGTCTATGACAGATGCCCCTTGAGGGCGTGGGCCGAGAAGATGCGGTCCATGAGGAAAGCCCCCTTCAACGCGATCCTCCACGCTCCCTACGGGGACGGAGAGGACGCCGACCGCTGCTACACCTTGCCGCCCGAGGTCATCAACAAGCGGATCGTGAAAGAAGGGCGGCTCATGCTCGGGTTCACGTACATCACGGACAAGGCCACGATCACGAGGACCGTGGCGAAGAACCTGGGGACCGCTCAGGAACCGAACCTACAAATCCTCCAGTACCAGCAGGAGGTGCCGGAGCTGGGTCCCATGTACGCCCATCTCACAGGAGAAGAATGGCCCAAGGGGATGCATCGTGAAAAAGAAAAAGGCGGACGAGGTAGAGGTGATTCCGCTCGGAAAGCAGCCGGTCTTGGAAAAGATTCACGGGGCCGTGGACAAGGACGGAAAGCCTTGCCACTCGTTCAAGGCGAAGCTCGAAGAGCAGTTCGAGTACCGGGCGAAGGACAGCCGAGCGTTGATCGGGATGGCCAAGAAGACCATCGAGAAGCGGTCCGAGCAAGAGGCCAAGCTGGAACGGGAGTTCGGGTACGACAGGATCGCCAATCCGCAGGGGGAAATCGAACGGCGAAGGCTGGACGAAATCGCCGAGGTGCGGGCGTCCGATCCAAGGTGGGGCCAAAGCCGCACCCGCCCCACGATGATGGTTCCGGCCCTCCCGTGGCAAAGAGATAGACGGCCCGGAGAGCGGTACGACGACTACATGAGGCGGAAAGCCTCTCACTGAAAGGGAGAACCTAGTTGGCGACTCAGATCAATAGCGCGACGAACTACGACGTGAACCAGATGGACCAGGGGCGGCCTGCGCGTATTCGCCGGACCGAGGCGGAACTGAAGCTCATCACGTCGGGCACGACGGTTTCCTACACGCTCCCTCCGGGATCGAAGCTTCGGCAGGCGTACGGATGGAACGATACGGCGGACGCGGTGCTGGCGGCGGGCGGATATGTGACTTCGACGGGGGTTTGGACTTCCGCCGCGATCACGTTGAACGACGTGGTGCGCGTGATCTTCGAGTATCAGTAGACCGTGCCGCGTCACCATCGGCGAAACCGCCGCCGCCATCCACGAGGGAACGCCAGACGTAGGCGGGGACTGGAGTCTCCGCCCGAGAAGACGGACTGGACCGCGTTCTTATCGAAATTGAGAAAAGAGCGCCTACCCCGGCGCGTGTCCACCTAGGAGGAACCCGCTTGCCAGTCCAGACGACCCCGACGCCCGTGAATATCGTTGTCCCCGGAGACCCCATTGCGGGCGCGGACTTCGATTACCCGATCCCGGCGAACAAGTGTTGGAACTTCAAGGCCCTCATTTTCAAGCTCACGACCGATGCGACCGCGATCACGAGAACGGTGCGCGTCTACCTCCACGACGGCACGAGGTACATCTGGTACGGCGAGAACGACATCGGCCAGACGGCGGGCCTCGGGGTCTACTACTCCTTCTCGGGAGGCATGAGCCGCGCCCCGTCCACCACGGCTGCGACGACGCTCTTCCGCCAGTTCCAGCTACCGGATATCCCGTTGAACGCGGGATGGCACATCGCTACGAGTATCACGAACCTCCAGGCTGGTGACCAGGTGGATCACGTCGCCTTCGCTGTGGACGGCCAGGTTTCCTAGAAGGGAACGACTGTAGATCGGGTACACCTGGACCGGCACCCAAATCCGCCAGTATGACGACAACGACATCACGGGCGGGCATGCTGCCGGACAACCCCACTCCGCCGCTGAGATGGCGGCTTCGACCGATGCCAACGTAGCGGCCAACTGGACCGCCTACACCGGGAACACCAAGAAGTACCGGGGCATCGCCACCGTCCTCATGGGGTCTTCCACGGGTGGTACGGCAACCACCACCTGGACCGATCAGGACGCAACCTTCGATTGGGACAACACGAAGACCCTCTCCTTCGTGGGGTCCAACTGCGTCCTCAATTGGGGGAAGAAGGTCGGGAGCGGGGTTGAGGCGACGGGCCGAAACGGAATCCACGCTTTCTTCGGTGCGGCCACCACGCTTTCCCAGCGGCACAACATCTACGGCGGAACGCTCACCGCCGTAGGCGTGAACAACTTCCTCGCCATCGTCGGGGATGCGTCGAGCGAGTACATCGACTGCATCATCGGAACGACGGGAACGGGCGTCAACACCAACATCCGGCTCGGCTCCGGCTCCACTCCTACCGGGAGTTTCTACAACTGCGATTTCTGGGGGAACGCTTCCGGGGCCACCGCTTCCATCTTCTCGATCTTCAACCCGACGCTGATGAGTCGCGGCACCTGCGGCGGAAACGCCATGGGTGCGCAACTCCGCCTCACGAACCAGAGCGCCCTCGCGCTCAGGGACATGATCTTCTTCGGCGCTCCCTCCGTGGCCGATCTCGTGATCGTGTCCTCGTTCGGTTCGGGGAAGCTTGTCAGGCCGAAGTGGAGTGGAGGAACCAAGCTTTCTTCCGCGACCACGATCCCTGCCGGGAACCTGCCCGAGTATTGGGCCTACGACCCAAGGGTGCAGAACGTTGCCGGGACCCCGGTCGCGGGCATCTCGGTCAAGGTCACGGACGTGCTCGGCAACGTGCTCGTGAACACCGTCACCGACAGCAACGGGCGGATCACCTACGACTCAGGCATCTCGCTCAACACCGTGCCGGTCATCGACCACTACATCACGGGCGGAGTGTACCTGACCCGCGCTCGCGGCCCCTTTGTATTCGAGTACAACACCGTGAATCAGAACATGACCTACCCCAAGCACCGGCAAATCCTGAACTGGCCCCAGGACGCAAACGGCGCGTTCGAGGATCACAACCCCGCCGTGTCGCTCCTGGAGGCTCTTTCTCCCCCGGGCTGGGCTGAATCGGTCGTGGATCAGTGAGTTCTCCGGGCTGGGCCGAAGTCCCGGTGACTTCCATTCAATGGGATGAGATCCCCATCGACTGGTTGCTCGACGGGTCCACGGGGCTGGGGCAGCAGATCGCCTACACCATGGGAGAGATTGTCATCGACACGAATCTGGCAAGCGGCGGAGACCCCGGATGGATGGAGTGCTCCGCCACCCCATGGAGCGCCACCGAATGGAGCGTCTACCAGATGAGTTGGACGGAGATCGGTGCCGATGCGTAGACGCCTAGCCTGCCTCCTCCTCGCCCTTTCCCTCTGGGCCGCGCCTTCTCAAGCCGCCTTCACGGGATACGGGGCCGTCTATTCATGGATTCCGGGGACTTTTGCCGGAAAGAACTACGACGGCACCACGGCGGGGATTCTCTCGGCGGACACGTACACAACCCCCACGGGGCTGACCGTGATCGGGCCGGGTCTCGAAGGACAGTCCCTTCCTCCCTATCGCTCCGGGGCCTGCTACATCTGGCAGCGATACGACGCCTACCGCGTCGTTGGCCCTCCGTTTGAGTCCTGGGCGGGCGGGTCTCGTGTCTTCCGTGCCGACTCCTCGGGCACCGATGTTGTAGGGACCGCCTCGGCGGACATCGCCCACGCTAGGACTTCGGTCCAGGTAGACCAGCACACCCTAGCCTCCCTCCCCGCAGATATCGACGGGACGATCCGCTACTGCTCGGACTGCCTCAAGTTCTCTCTCCCTTGTACGGGTGGGGGATCGGGCACCTTCGCGGAACGGATCAACGGGGAGTGGGATTGCGGCGGGTCTCTGGCCTCGGCGGATACCGTAGGGCTTGCGGTCCTGGCAGGGCGTACAGACGGGCAGACCCTCCTAGGATCGTCCAGGACGAGCTTTAACGCGCTGGGGTTCTTGCTCCTCAGGGGCTACGCCGATCTCTCGAACTCAGGCACTGCGAGCCTCTTCCTGGGCACGGACGCAATCATTCGCGGCTCCTCGATCCAGTTCTTGGGGCAGGGGCAGACCACTGGCCTTGCCTACTCCACCGGAACGAACTTCGTAAACGGCATCCAGACCGGCTCCCACAAGTTCTGGGGAGCGGGCGGGGTTTCGCTGACTCCCTCCGGTGCCCCCATCGTCACCGTCAAGTCCGGTATCTCGACCTCCATCGCCTCTCCCACGCTCGTGGTCGAAGGGAAGGTTTCCCAGACAGCCCCGGTGCTCGATATCCGAAACGGGTCCGATGTCTCGGTCGCCTCGATTGATCTGGCCGGAAACATCACCGGTAACTACGCGGCGACGGGGAGCAGCAATTACCTCCAAGGGACGGACATCGCCTCGACCGCCTCCGTCACCCTTCCCACGGGGAACGTCTTCCGGGTTACCGGCACGGCGGACATCACCTCCATCAGCACCCGGACAAACGGGACGATCATCACGCTCATGTTCACGGGGACGGCGGCGACGAACGGGATGGTGGACGACAACGCGGGATTGAACCTGAACGGGAATCTTCTCTACGTCCCGAACGAAACGATCACCTTGGTACGAGTCTCCGGCAACTGGATCGAGATAGGGAGGAGCAACAATTGAGACGCGCTTTCGCTAAGGGAATCGTCCTGGGGGCGCTTCTTGTTGTCGCTCTGGGATGGAGTGTCAGAGACGGGTTGAATGTGACCGGGAACGCGGACGTGGTAGGGAAACTCCACGCCTCGGACTCGATCAGCACGGAAGGGCCGTTCCGCTCCGGGGACCTCATTGTCTGGGGCAAGGGCATCTACAACGACACGCTCCGCGCCAACAAGGGCATCTACGTGGGCGGGACTCTAGTGCCCCTGATTAGCGGCAATTCGGCCACGTTGAACTTCGGCGCTCCCGGGGCGGTTCCAGGGTCCGTGGATCTCACGATCACGGTCACGGGAGCAGCCTTGGGGGATCAGCCCATCGTGGGCGCTCCGGTCACGATTGGAGCGAACTACGTCCTCACGGCGTTTGTCTCGGCGGCGAACACGGTCACAGTGCGTTGGACCCAGATCGCCGGAGCTGCGGCGGACCCGGACGCTGGCGGGGGCACCTACAAAGTGAGGTTCGTCCATTGAAGCGGTTCCTACTGGCGTTACTGCTTTGCGCGTCTTCGGTCCATGCTGCGCCCCAGATCACGAGCGTTTCCGGGGTCATCGGGAACGGGAACAGCCTGACTATTGTGGGAACGGGGTTCGGGACCAAGGGAGTCGCGGCCCCGGTCAAGTTCGATACGTTCGAGGGCGGAACCTTGGGGCAGAACATCGGGAACGGCTGGACGCTCTCTAAGAACGGGGCAGGAACGAACCACGGCCTCTATCCGATCTACTCCAGCAGCGTGACCCGCACCAACTCCACGAGGAGCGCCCAGGCGCGATTCGACAATCTTCTGAACTGCGGCGACGAGGGCTGCAACTACTCCTCCAACTTCGGCATCGCCAGCGTGCCCGCTCCAGGACTGCCGGTGCTCTACATCGACACCTGGGTCAACTATGCGCCCGCCACGCCGGAGTCCCGGAACGTGAAGCTTCTTCGGATTCACGCGGACTTCGCGAGCACCCAGCAGCCGAATCAATACCTGAACATCTACTGCTTCCAAGATACGGACGGCGCACGGCTCGGCTCCGATGGGGGCGGAACGCCGCTACTCCTTCCCGCCTCCCCCTGGCGGGGGTCCGTCTTCTTCGCGAACCACTGGCGGCACATTCAAGCCTACATGGCCCAATCCTCGCCGGGGGTGGCGGACGGCACCGAGATACTGACCATCGACGACACGACTTCAATCAATCGAAGCGCCAACGTTCAAACCCGGGCCGACTCACGATATTGGGATACTGTCTTCTTCGGGAACTTCGTCGCGCACTATGGCATCTCATCCTGCCCCCAGAACACGCTAAACCCGACTTACACCTATTGGGAAGACACCTACGTGGACACGACACGCGCCCACGTCGAGATTGGGAACGACTCGGCCTACGTGAACTGCACCCAGCGGGAGATCCAACCGGCGACATTCTGGAAGTCCAGCGGAGACTCCATCAAGATCACTGCGAACCAAGGGGCCTTCGCTTCTCTCACCGGGAAGTACGTCTACGTCATCGACCGGAACGGCTCGGTCAGCAACAAATTCAAGCTGAACACCAACGTGGCCCCGGTGCTGGCCACTCCTACCAGCATGACCGTGAACGAAAACGCCACAGCGGACCAATCCCTCTCCGCTACGGATCAGGACGGGCAATCGCTCACCTTCTCGAAGCAATCCGGCCCCACGTACATGACGGTAACGACCACGGCAGGAGGGACGGGGACCGCCACCGGGAATATCCATCTGGCCCCGGGATACACTGACGCGGGGTCCGTCTCAACGACCGTGCGCGTCTCGGACGGGTCGCTCACGAACGATCAGACGATGCTCGTCACCGTCTCGGACGTGCCCCGGTCTCCGTCTCTGACTCAACCGTCGAACCAGACCATGAACGAAGGGGCGCAGACGGACGTTGCCCTGAGCGCCACGGACGCTGACTTGGACCCTCTCTTCTTCTCTCTCGTCTCCGGGCCAAGCTTCGCTGCGGTGACTACGACCGACCCGGGATCAGGAACGGCGACGGGGAACATCCACCTGGCCCCGAATTTCAGGGACTCTGGAACGTATAGCGTCGTGACCCAGGCCACGGACCCGGGGCTACTCACGGACCAGAAGACGATAACGGTCACGGTGAACAACGTGAACCGAGCGCCGCACATGACGCTCCTTCGGTACTTCTACTCTCCGATGTCGAACTACGTGGGGCATGCGCCCATCAGCCAGTACCTAGCGGATTGCGTGGACTTGGACGGGGACACGATCACCTTCACGAAGCTCGACGAGGGGACGGCGCTCTTCGGCACCTTCACGGTGACCAAGATCAGCAATGCGAGGGTCGGATGCACCTTCGGTCCCGTCTCTCCTGACGATGACGCCCGGGCCAAAACCTACGTGACTCAGGGTGTCCAGGCTTCGGACGGGACCGACCACGAAGATCAGGTATTCAACATCTACTTCGGAGATCCAAACACACCCTTCTAGGCGATTTTCCGCACCGCGAGGAATCCCAGGGGGAGCGCCAGACCTAAGGCGAGAAGCGGAGCGCTTGAGGGTTCCGGTATGGGATCGGGGTAGTAAAACGCTGCCCAGCTGATTAGCGACCCCTGGTACTGAACTGGCCCCGAGACCGGAAGCGCCCTCAGAGCGGTGTACGTGAAGCCAGCGTCCCCGGTGTTGAAGACCGTGAACGCATTGAGCCCATCCAAGCCCGTGAACGTGAGGCCCGGGCGTGCTCCTGGGGTCCAGAGGAAGCTAGTGTTCGTCTCATCCCAGGAAACCCCGTCCCAATCGAAAGAGAAGTCCGTCATGGTCGGCGGGACGGTTCCGTAGGGGTCAGAGTCGAAAGTCGCGTAGCCGTTGGTGGAATAGCCGACCAAGAGCGGATCTTCGGAGTCTGCCACGGCGCTGAACGTCAGGCCCCACATGGCATGAGCCGGGGCCGCGACCAGCAGCGCCAGGAGAATCACCAAGTATTTCATGGGTATCAGCCCACCTTTCCAGACTAGAGACGGCATCACTTCTGTTCCGTCTCCTAGCATACACCTCTTCCGAGGAGCGGTGACAAGTTCTGAGAAAAGCCATTCTGCTAGCGGTCCTGCTCTCGCTTTCCGGGTGCGGGGATGACGTACCGTATCGCGCCCTCCAGCCCGCCCGCCCCGCAGTCTCCTGTGGAGACAGGCACCAAGCGCCCTCGCTAAACGCGCCCCAGGCGTGGGTCTTTCGCTGCAAGGGACTCCCCGGTTACCCCGACACCACGTTGGGCGTGATGCCGTTTGAGGCCCCGGGCGATTCCTTCTACACCCCCTTGCTCAAGTACGCCGAGGGGACGCTGGCGGAGGTGGAAGAGAACGGGTCCATCGAAACCTACCTGTACCCCTTCACGCTTTTCCCGGACGGGTCCCGGTTCGCCAAGTTCCAGATCAAGGGGACGCTCCTCTGCGCGGACTACAACGCCTCGGGGTTCGGGGCGCTCTTCCAGCTCCACACCGAAAACACGCTCTCCTTCGCGGGACAGCCTCTTGGGATCACTGAGGAGGCGCGGAACAAGGAGTACCGGAAATTCGGAGCGCGTCTCGTGGTGGGGGAGACCGACTCCACGAGCTACATCAACGGTATCCATCTCATGCTTCCCGGCAAAGGGGAAGTGTGGCTATCGCACGCAGGGCACTAGGAGGCTAAAGCGGTGAACTGGATTCAGGGGATGCACATGGACAAGGGAGCCTTGCACCGGAAGCTCGGGGTCCCGGAGGGGAAGAAGATTCCGCTCTCCAAGGAAAAGGCCGCCGCAGGGAAGGGCGGGAAGCTCGCTCGTGAGGCGCGGCTTGCCATGACCTTCCGCCGCATGGCCCAGAAACGAGGGAAGTAGTTGGCCGAAGACACCGCGACTTGCATCAACGACGTTTGCGACCGCGTTGGAACCACAGCCGCAACCCCCGCGCATTTCACTCGCGCCATGGTCGCCACCTGGCTTTCCGAGGCCGCTCGCACGCTCGCCATGGAAGGGCCGATTCTCAAGACCTGTTTCCAGGGCACGAGTCAGGCGAACGTCGAGATCATGTCTTTGCCCGCCCCTGACTTCATCAAGATCGTTCGTATCGACTTGAGGCGTTCCAACGTCCAGAAGCGCATCCGCCCCATGGGACACATCAAGGAGCGCCCCGTGGACCGCACCACGCAGACCTCCGACACCCCGAGCAAGTACGCGGTCTGGGCCGGTAACGACGCCTCCGGGAACTCGGTCAAGGGCATCGTCTGGGACAAGAACTTCGGCAGTACCGGCACAGCTCCCGATCTTTTCATCTACCTCCGTCAGATGCCCAAGACGATGGTCGATGGAGGGCAAGCGCCGGAACTGACGGAAGTCTGGATGGACGCCTGCAAGGACTACGCGGAGATGAAAGCGCGGATGCGGATGGCGATCATGGACCCACAGCAGGCGGTCCTCGCCCAACTCTGCGCGAAGTCCTGGGAACTGGCCAAGCAACGCGCCCGAGATTCGGCGGAGCCTGAGACCGAAGATGAGGCGGCTCCCGTGATCGACGACATGGACTACACCGTGGACGACACGGACTGGAACAACTAGTGCTCCTGAACGCGCTACAGCAATTCAAGGGGCTCTGGACCCGGAAGACCCTGGAAGAGGACCCCCAGCGGCTTGCGGATCTGGAGAACCTTCGCACGACCCCCGAAGGCGGCCTCCGAATCCGTGCGGGAGTGAAGAAGCCCGCGCCCACCGGAGGAACGTGGACCGCTGCTTCTCCCCTCGTGGGATCGAGTGCTACGTCCATGGTCACGGGCGGGCATCAGATGCGATCTTCCTGGCCCGTGTTGCTCCGGAGAACGGCTGCGGGAGCCTTCTCGGAAGACATCTCCCAGCAAGCGTATTTCGTTCTGTTCAGCACAGCGGCGGTGGGAGAGCGGTTCTACGTCATCTCTCCGGCGGGCAAGTTCTCGATCTTCACCCCGCAGATCGGGCGCATCAACACCAACTGCACGATTGCCTGGAAGTACCTCGACACGAACGGTGCCGCGCAAACCCTCCCCGGAGTGACGGAGCAGTTCACGGCCTTGGGGGAGCGCCCGATCCGATTCTCTCCGCCCTCGGATTGGGGGGGTAATTTCGTCTCGGGCTACTACGGCTACGCGGTCTACGCGGAGATCACAGCGGTCGGGGGCGGGCCGATTGCGCCTCGCAACTACGGGATTCAGATCACGGGAGACTTCCCGGCCCGTACCGTGACGCTGGTCTCAACGAGCAATTCGCTGTCAAGCCCGACCACCGCGAAACTCTGGCGGTTCGCCTCGGAGAACACTCCTCCCCTACAGACCAAGTGGGCCGTCGCGGACGGGGTATCGGCTTTGGACGCGGGCAACGATTCCCCCGTCTCCATCGCCTCCCATAACGGTGTCGCCTACTGGACCAACGGGCAGGTGCAACGCCGATATCAGGGGGATCAGAATCTAGCGGCCACCATCGGGTTCACGAAGCCCGGGGGCACCATCACCGGAGCCGTGAGCGCCGGGAACGTCCCCGCCGGGACCTACACCTATTACGTGACCTACGGGTACGGACCGGCAGGGGCCTGGGGACAGTCTCCGCCCACCAAGATCGGGACCTTCACTTCGGGCGCTCCATTCGGGGTCAACCTGAACATCGACCCTGCGGACTTAGCTCTCTACGATTCGGGCATCGTGGACTGCTTCTTCATCTACCGCACCTGGGATCTCACGGGCGCTTCCACGGCCTTCTACGATTCGGTTCCCGCCTACCTGATTGCCCAAGTGTTCCGCCAGCCCGGGGACGGTACCTACCCGGTGAACGGAATCGGGAACGTGGGATACCAGGACTGGCAGAACCTGCCTTTGATCTCCCCGCTCGTCAACTTGGACACCCGGGACCGGACCCCTCCCCGGAACGCGAAGCTCATGTTGTTCCACAAGAATCGCCTTCTCCTGGCGAACGGGCGCGGCACCCCCTCTCGCGTGTGGCCCTCCCTCCCCGGGGAATATGAAGCCTTCGATACCTTGTCGGACTCGGGATTCCAGGACTTCACGACCGGGGGCGGAGATGAAGTCACGGGGATGGCGGATTACGCGGACATGGCCGTGGTGTTCACGCAGCGGGCCATGTACGGCATCGCGGGCTTGGAAACCCCCGACGACTGGTATCCCATCACGATCCATCCTGAGATCGGCTGTGTCGCTCCATGGTCGATTGTGGTGGCGCACGGGGTCTTGTTCTGGCTCTCCGAGGCTGGCCCCATGATGTGGGATGGAGTGAACCCGCCCCAACCTCTGGGCTGGCCCGTGAGACTGGAGAACTGCTCCACCTTGGTTCACGGCATGTCTCGCGGGGTGGGGTACGACTTCGGCTACGAGCTGGAGCTGATCCCGCAAGATAGGGGGTCGGCCTTCGCCAATCAGTGGCCCTCGGCCCTCTATGGGAACCTCTTCACCAAGTACTTCTATTCGCTCCGAACGGGGGAGTGGAGCAAGACCACGTTCTCCAATTCGGAGAAAGACTACATGCAGCCGATCTGCTCGGTGCGCTGGCCGCACGGGACGGACTACGAGGGGCGCTTGGCCCCGGTCTACGGGCGGCATCGCTGGGGCGGAGCTACCACGGACCTTGCGGTCTGGTTCGGGGAAGCCGGAATCAATGACGACGGCACGACCATGCAATGCCTCTGGGAGGTTCCCTACGGCCCCTGGAAGGCGGAACTCATGGTCCCCGAACTCTGGGAACTGGACACCCTGGGATTGGGGTCTCTGGCGACTTCGGTCAATACGACCCTGGCCATCGGGGAAAAGCCGGTCCTGGCCGCGAGCCCCACGGGGGACGATAGCGACACCCTGACCTCCTACGTGTCCCGCTTCTCGACTTCGGGAACGGGATGCGCGGCGATCAATCTCAGGTGTACCGCCAACGTGACCGCTTCATTGGAGCGGAACGCCTACGTGTTCTCGGCCTTCCTCCACGGGAAGAAGACCCGAAGGAAGCAGCCGGGATGATCAAGACCGTCACATCGAGAGACATCAATCCCGGGGCTGTGGCGCTGCCCAAAAGACGGACCTACGACTCCCGAACGATGGGGCAGTTCAAGGAGGTCCACGTCTACATCAAGTTCGGCCCCGTTACCGGAGCCTATGACACCCTGACTCCGACACGGCACAACCTGGGGTCGGTTCCCAGGACGTGGACGATTGTCGAGACGGGGATTCATTCTCCCACGGCTGGAGCGCGACCCGGAACGATCTACACGGACACCCCTGCACCATTCTCCCGCGACACCGTTGCCTTCCGCTGCACCGTTCCATACACCTGGGCCGTCATCGCACTCAGGTAGAAAGGACCCTCTAGATGGCTGGCCGCTTCCAACTGCCGCTCCTCGATGCAGACCAGATGGCGAAGATGCTGGGGAACTACGATCAGGTCTCAAACGACATCTTCTCTCCCCAGGAACTGGATCAGATCCAGGCCCGTTACGGGTCGATTGAAGACCAGGGGACCCAGGACGCCTATAACTCGGCCCTCATGGGGCTGAGTCAGCAATTCTCTCCGGCCTATGACGCGATCCGCGCCCGGAACTACGGGCTCTACTCGGGTGGGCAGGCAGGACGGGACTACTCGAGGGTCACGGGAGACGTGATCGGGCGGCTCATGTCGCAGAAGCTGGGATTGGGGGCACAGTCGGCGGCGCGGAAGGCGGCGAACTTTAGGGCGCTGGCGATGCAGAGGATTCAGGGGCGGCAGGGATTGGGGCAGCAGATGTACGGGCGGATTCTAGGGGCGCAGAAGTCCCCGACGAACGCGGCCAAGATTGCAAGCGGTGCCCTCCAGGTCGGAGGTGCTATCGCAGGTAGCTTCGGTGGCGGGCAATCGGCACCGATGCCGACCCAGGACATGGGGTCCCTGAACGACGTGCCCTCATCGCTCCAGGGCGGGCTCCCAGCGGCGGGCTATCAGGCTCCCTACGATCCTTACTCCACCTACAGAAGCGGGCAGTCCATGTACTCCGGGAACACGATGATGCGGAGAGGTGGGTACTAGGTGTCCAGCACGACCCCAGCGAACTCAGCCCACGCCCGGAGAAAAGCGGCGCTGCTTCGCGCCTTGGCCGGTATCGCCCAGCAAGGCCCCGCTCTGGGGACCGATCCTTTCGGGTCCTTCCAGGCTGGTATCCGTGGAGCCTTGTCAGCGGGAGCGGAGCAGGAGGCCCAGGTCCAGCAAGCGCAGCAGAGAGCGATCCAGCAGCAGTACATGGAAGCGCAGATGGCCCACATGCTGAGGCCGCCCCAGGAGTATAGCCCGCGCCCCTGGTATCAGGACCCCAACGTGGACCCCGAGCTACGAGCGAAGTACGAAGCGGACGCGCTCTACCATCCCCAGGCTCAGGGACAGAACGAGAAAGACTGGACCGTGGACGCCCCTCAGTACGGCCCCACGGAAAGCGGCGCTCCCATGCCTCCGGCGAGAGTGCTGCCCGGATTCTTACAGGGCGTTCCGCCAGCGGCGAGAAAGACGGCGGCCCAGCAATACTACGAGAAGCAGTACGGGACCACTCCCCAGCCCAAGGCCCCGCCCGCTTCCCAGGTGGGCATCTCGGATATCGAGTGGGCGCAGGCGAACGAGAAGAACCCGGACCCCAGGAAAGCCGCCCACGCCAAGGCGATCATCACCTACTACCAGAATCGCGTGAACCCTGTCACGGGAGGCACCACCGACTTGCAGTACGACGAGAACGGAAACGTGATCCACACCACCCGTACCGTGGTGCGGGGTGGCCAGGGGGTCACGGTCACGGCCAACGGGAAGACCTACACCTTCAAGGATCAGGCGTCCGCTGACGCCTTCCGCGCTCACGCGGGGATCAAGTAGTTGGATTCGCTCGATAGCCTCGCGGCTCAGTACGGCGGGACGCCAGTACATGGGGACAGCCTTGACGCGCTGGCCGCTCGCTACGGAGGATTCTCCTCCGCTGCCCCTGCCAGCACGGGCGTATCGAAAAAGCCGTGGAAGCAAAGCCCCCTGGAGTACGCCGCCGCCTATCCCGCCAACGCACTCATGCAGCAAGTGGGGAACAGGGTCGATGCGCTGGAGGCTTCCGCTGCCGCTCCCTTCGTTGAGGCGGTCACCGAGAACAAGCACACAAGCCCGCTCCGCTTTCTCGCCAACGTGGGGCAGGCCGTCGCCACCGGTACCCCGCCCAGGGGATACACGCAAGGGGCCGCGTCCTATGAACTCTCCCGGAAGGCAGGCCTCAACAAGGATCTTGCCTACGTCCCCGCTACGTTGGGGGGCTTCGCCGCAGGGCTTCCCTTGAACTGGATCGGGGAAGGGACCCTGGCTGCAGTCGCTCCCGCTGTCTCCGGCATGATGGACGCTTCCGGTATCCGGGGCGCAAGAATCCCGGGCACCCGTTCCACGGTCGGGGAAATGGCTGGAGCTGTCTCTCGCACCGCTCCCATCGCAACCCAGGAGGGCCGTCAAGCGGCGCAGCTCCTACGCGAGCAATCCTTGATGGACCAGTCCCGACTCGTGACCCATGAAGGGCAAGTGCTTGGGAACCGCTGGGACCAAGCCGCCGCGAAAGGGGCGAAGCTTCGGGGCGAGTCTTTGTCGGATGCTACCTCGCGCATGGCCACGGCGGTGGAAGACTTGGCCCGCCGTCCCCATCAGCAAGCGGTCGGGGGACTGACCCCGGAAGAGATCCAGGTCGTGACCGACGCTCGGGATTGGCTTTCTCAGTTCCCACAGAAACGCGCCGCTCTCGGCATGAAGCCCTGGGCCTTGGGAGCCGGAGACAACGCCGTGGGCTACTTCCCCCGCGCCATGGACGAGACCGGGCAATTCCCCACGTCCGGGAAAGTGCTCGCTCAGTACGGAGCGAAGCAGGGTGCCAAGATGGCGAACGCTCAGTTCATCAATTCCTTTGCGAGTGCTCGGGACGTTGGAGGAGGGGGAGGCGTCGTCCCCGCCGGTTCGCAAGCGGGCGCGTCCCGCATCCTCTCCTCGCTACGTACCGGAGGGATGACGAGCCGAGACCTCCCAGAACACGTCACGACCTCCGAGGCGAACCAGATCCTTGCCGGGATTCCCAAGGGCGGGCCGCAGCCTTTGCCGGAAGGAATCCTCGCGGGATTCGACGACCCGACTAGGGCCGCATTGGATCAGGCACGGCTCCGCCCCAGCGAAGTGAGATTCCTCCGAGGATTCGAGGAGGGGAAAAGGGCAGGCCCCACCGCGACCGCCGACGCGCTCATGACCAAGGGGACGAAAGGCTGGAAGCCGCTCGTTACCTCCGGGGTCCCCGCCTTCGCGGAACGCTTCGCTTTGACCCACGGGTTGAAGCTCGGCATCGACCAGGGGCCGCTCCCCGTGTTGCGTGCTCTGGGCCGGGCCGCGACGGGGAACAAGCTTTCGCCCGCGATGGAGGAGCAGGCCATTCGCTCGGGCTGGAAAAGCGCCGAGCCCGCCGACTACCAGACCTCCTACCTCGCTCCGCTCCAGAAGGTCAACTCGGCCCTCTACGACGCCATGAAGACAGAGTACGGCCTGAACCGGATCAAGGCAGGGGACACCCCCGTGGAAGCCTCTCAGGCGACACGTAAGGCCCTTGGGGACTACTCCCAATCGAACTTCACGCCCACGGAAAACGACCTCCGCAGATGGAAGGTCCCGTTCTACGCCTTCTCCCGGCAACTCTTCCCGACCCTGTTCCGTACGGCGGCAACCCGTCCTGGGACCCTGGGAGCGGTGGAGCAGACGGCCCGAAACGAGAACACGCGGCTGGGATTCAAGGACGAGGACGCCCGACTCATGGGACCGGGAGCAGAAGAGGGGATGCCGGTCGTGCTCTGGCGGGGAACGGGGGCCGACTCAAGCAAGGTCGTAATCCTGGACCCGAACATGAACCCGATGCGGCACATGAACCAGTTGATGGGAACGAGGGGCCGTGGATGGAGAGGGAGAGTGGACGCGGCGGTGGGGATGGTGAATCCCTTGGCGGGAGGCGCGGAAGAACTCTACTCGCTTCGTTCCGCGTTGAAGGGGAAGACCGAAGACCCCAATAGCCTGGTCAAGCTGCCCTCGGTGGCGCACATGATCCCGCACCAATGGAGAAAGGGCGCGGGGATCTTTGAGGCGCACGGGCAACTCTTCGGAAGCCCCGAGCTGTCGGCGGCGCTCTACAAGTTCCCGCCTCTGTTCAACACCGCCGTGGATGCCGTGCGTGCCTCGCAGGGAAGCGAGCAGGCGCAGCAGGGTGTGGCGAAGTGGGCGGGGTTGCTGCCCATCCGTTACGTGGACTTGAAGCAGTCCCGGAAGTTTGAACGCTCCCAGATCAAATCCCAGCAATACGAGAAGCGGAAGGAGAACCGCCAGAAGGGGCGGCTCTCCGCTCGCGCCCTCGCAGACAGCTTGGAGGCGACGACTCGATGATCGTGGAAACCCTGGAGTTCTGGGGCTTCACCCCGCGTGATGGGGTCTACCTCGTCATCTTTGTGTTCGGCCTGGGCATGCTCTACCAGCGCCTCAAGGCCATGGAGAAGAAGATCGACTCCTTTGTCATCAAGGAAGTACTGGCGGAAAAAGAGAAGGCCGCGGACGGGGAGCACCACGCGATCCGCCACGAGATCCATGAAGTGAGAGAACGGGTCGCTACGCTGGAAGGCCGGGCGATGGTCCGATGAAATGGAGCGACCGATACGATTCGCTCTTTCAGTGGTACGGGATCAAGTACCAAGCCCCATGGAGGATGCTCAAGGCTCAAGCCTTCGCTGAGTCGGGCTTCAATCCCGACGCCCACTCCTCAGCGGGAGCGATGGGGCTCATGCAGTTCATGGGACTCACCGCGAAAGACGAGGGAGTCAGAGACCCCCTGGACCCCGAGGAGGCAATCGAAGGGGCTGCACGCTACGACGCCAAGCTTCATTCCATGGTGGCCCTCTACCTTCACGGGCTCCTCGATGATCCCTTGCTCCTCTGGCGGTGGGCCATCTGCTCCTACAACTGTGGATGGGGATACGTCCGCGCCGCGCTAGAGAAGATGCGCGCCCAGGGAAACCCCCTCACATGGGAGATGTTCACCCAAGCCCTGCCCCACGCGGACTTCAAGGGCAAGAAACCCGATCACGTCCAAGCCTTAGCCTACGCCCTCAAGGTAGTTCCCGATGAGTCAGTCCTGAACCCGTGATGCCTTCTGTGCGTGCGGCGCGATTCGCCCCTATGGGGATGGCTCGATTCCGAGGAAGAAGAGGAAGAAGAATCGTCCTTCACCCGAACACGGAGGTTCCACGAACCCCGCCACTCTCAGCAAACAAGAGTTAGTAGCCCGCGCCCGCTTCCGCTGCAAGCACCGACACAACGGCCTCGACCACACGACCTGTTATGAAGAGGCGCACCCCGCCGAGCGCATCGGCTTCTTTGACATCGAGGCCACATCCCTAAACGCCTCGTTCGGTTTCATGTTGACGTACTGCATCAAGAAGCTGGACGGGGAAGTCTTGAAGCGCACGGTGTCAAGGGATGACATTTTGTCAAAGCGGTTCGACCGCCGCCTCTGCGAGCAGTTCCTGGAGGACGTTGGAAAGTTGGATCGCGTCGTAGGCTACTACTCGTCTCGCTATGACGTGCCCTTCATCCGGACCCGCTGCCTTACTCACGGCATCGACTTCCCACCGTTCGGGTCTGTGTTTCACAGCGATGCGTACTACGCGGTCCGGTCCAAGTTGAAACTGCATAGCAACCGGCTGGAGGCCGCGTGTACCGCGCTGGGCATCCCCTCGAAAGGTCACAAGCTTAGCCCCATGCTGTGGCGAGACGCCGGGGTAGGGGACAAGAAAGCCCTGGCCCACGTCCTAGCCCACAACGTGGAAGATGTCGAATCCCTGGAGACGCTTTGGAAGCGGTTGCAGGGATACCACAAGGTGAACAAGACGAGCATCTAGGGCATCACCTGCTTCAGCGCCCAATATTCAGGATTAAAGAAGGCAGCGACAGTCGTTGGGAAGCTGAAGAAGGCTACTCCAACCATGACGGCGAGAGCCACGCCGACAGTGCCGACCGGAATCCAGGCCGCCTCGTCTCTGTACTGCCCTCTCTTCTTCGTGGCCTTGACCCACTTCCACCAGAGCGCGACCGCGACTGCTAGAAGGGCGTACTGCATCAGATCCGTCGCGCCAGAGATTGGAGCCTGCCTCAAGAGCACGCCCCAAAGATGCTCCGCCGTGGTTCCGAGCTTCGCCGCCAGATCACGGATGAGATCCACCGTCTCTTTGTTCACGCACCCTCCATCCTGAAAGGTTGATGCTGCTTTGACTCTCAGTGACCGCCTGAAAGACCTCTGGACCACGCTCCCCGGTATCGCCGCTGTCGTCATGTCCGTTGTGACCTACATCCAGACCTACGCCGCTGGCCACACCTGGCCCCCGACGGGCCTTGAGATCGTCATGTTCGTGTCGGGCCTCTTGAACGTCTTCTCCTCGATCAGCCACAAGAGCGCCTAGGGTGAGACTTCGGGGCTGGGTTCACCTGCTGGCGAAGGTAGCTCGGCCCCTATTGTCTCTCCTCGGGGTCCGCCCGAAGACGGTGGCGGGGAAGGTCCCGGACGTGATTGAGGCTGTGGACTCCGCTCTGCCACCTGAGCATCCTCCGAATCCTTGAGGGTGCAGAACACACACAGCTTCCGCCCGTCATCGTCTGGCCGTCCAATCCAAGCGTAGCCCTTGCCGCATTGCTCGCAGAGCGGGATGTCAATGCTCTGCTCGTTCGATTCCAGGAGCCACTTGGGTTTCGGGACCGGGAGGCTTCGGCACGCTTCCGCCGTCGCCTCTCGGATCTCGGCTACGGCAGGGAAGAAGCGCGACTGACGGATGATCTGGCGCACGGCGATTTCCAGGGCCTTGGGATTTAAGTCCTCCAACTCCTCGGCGTAAACCTGGATCGTTTCTTCCCGGAGCTTTTCCTGCCGGAAAGCCGCCATGAGCCTCCCCACTGCGATCACTGCGTCAGCCTTGCTCAACGCCCCTCCTCGGCCTTCATTCGCTGCCCGTACTCGATGACCTGCCGCGCCCTGGACGGAGCATCGGGGGACGCCCTGGGCTGGATGCCGTTTCGCTCCCACGTCCGGACGGCGGCTTGCCAGTCCCGCATCGGGCTTTTTCCAACGATCCAACCCTTGGAGGCGTAGTGATCTAGCCACAAGTTGGGGTCCACAGAGTTTCCGCGTTCCAAGCAGTAGGCTTCGACCTGAGCGAGAGACGGCGGCTGAAACGGCGCACGCCCTGTCTTTCGCTTTTTCTTTTCGGGTTCGGTATCGGTAACGGAGACGGGAACGGGAACGGGAACGGGAACGGGGTCGATTAGGTTCTTGCCACGTTCGCGCCCTGTTCGCCCGAACCTAATTTGCTGCATACGTGCCTTCGCTGCGGCGCGGTCCGCAAGCACCTGCTCTTTCGAGGGTTGGTACTTGTGGTAGTTGTGGATCACGTACCCGCCCTCAGCTTCTTCCCAAAGGCCCGTCTTGAGCAGCGCCTGAATCAACCGCTCCGGCTGGATCGGGTCCAAGGCCCAGGCCCCTGAGCGTGCGAGCTGCGCGGGGAAGTGCCCGTCCGTAAGGTTCCGGTTGGAGTAGGCGATGCTCGAAAGCCACAGGTGGACGGCCAGCGGCCCCGCTTGTAGGATCTTCGGATGCTCATTGAAGCCTTCTTCTAGCCTGATCCACGCCACCAGCCCAACCCCCTCCCTGAGTTGTTCCCAGCCTACTTCTTGGTCTCCCTCGTGGTATCGGTGCCCCGCAGGATCGCCAGTAGGTCTGTGTGGGTCCTCGTGAAGCCGCGCGCCCATTCGCATGCCTTCTCGATCCTCAGCCTCAGGCCGCGCAACTCCACGGCCTTGCTCGACTGGTCGCGCACGCGCTCCACACGCTCGGAATGCCACGCGGCATGCTCATCGCGGTAGAGGCGCAGGGCTTCATCCAGGGCTTGCCTCAGTTGATTTGCATACCTGGGCGTCTCGTAGTTGTACTTGTGAAGCCAGGCGGCAAGGCCCATCGCGTGGGCTAGTTTTCCTTCCACGCTGCTCACGTCGTATTCATCTGCGCTAATCACGATCGGCTTGTGGTACTGACCACACGGTCCGGTGTGGTCGTGGCCACACACGCCGCAGACTGGTTCGGGATATAGGGCAGGTCCTCGCACCTCGCCCGGTCGCGGAGCTTCGTCGGTCTCGTGGTCGCGGCCTTCCAATTCGCACAGGGCCTTCTGGACGTACCGGAGCATGCCGAGGCGCTCCTTGCACTGCTCGGCCAGCTTGAGCCAGCGCCATGCGGCGGCGATCCTCGTCCTGTTCGACAGCCTGCCCCGTTCCGTCGGCTCTGGCGGAGGAGTGGGAAGGTGTTCCACGACGGTTCGGGCCGCCTCGATGCACCGATTCCGGATCCCGCCGCCATTCATCCACGAGTCGGTCACGTCATGCGCCAGTGCGTGCAGGAACCTCAACTCCAAGTCGTTCATCGTCCGCGCTCCATTCCCTTGGTGCCGTCCGCCACCGTGGGCTCCACTGCTTTCCCCTCCAGCATCGCCAGGAGTCGATGGACGTTCGGCGTATGCCCGGCGAACTCCTCCTGGGTCTTTAGGTGGTTCAGGAACGCTACCTCGTCGTTCGTGAATCGACTTCTCGGGGCGTCCGCCACCGACTCGTAGGTGGCCTCGAAGATGTCCGGCTTGCAGGGGTAGAACTCGCCCTTGATCCCGGTGATGATCCAGTCGCCGTCCGAGACATGAAGCCGCCCCTCCAGCGTGACGACGCAGGGGTGCATCTGGGAGGACCCGAAGTCGCGCCACTCGACGCCCGCCACGCGACGGTCCGGCCCCGGCTTCTTGGGGCGCTCCATTGGCATGTGGAACTGCACGGCCTCGATCACAACCGGCTTCTTCCTGAATCTCACGTCTCGTTCCCTTTCCCCTGGGGTGAGAGCATCGCCCGGAGAGTGGCGGCGGCACGTCTGCGGGATTGTTGATAGCATCGTTCGAGGGCCGTCATAGCGACCGTCAGCGCCTCGCGCTCTGCCTCTGTGAAGCGAGGGGCGGGGAGCAGCTCGCGCGCGGCTACGATGTCCGCCTCGGCGGCTTTCGCAATGTCTCGATGCCAGGCCAGGGTGCGCTCCAGCGCCTCTATCGCGGCCAGGGCGTCGCTGGCGAGGACTCGCGTGCCATGTGGCGCTTCCTCGGAATCCGCCACGTTCTGAAGCCGCCGCTTCACCCCTATCGCGACCAGGGGCGGGGAAGCAGATGCGGGGGCGCGGCGGTCCAGTTCTTCGCGCAGGAAGTCCACCGCGTTGTGGGCGTCCAGATACTCTTGATTTGGCGGGTCACTACGTTCCGCTATGAACATGAGAATCCGCCCGAACGCCTTGTCAATTTCGCTCGGCTCCAGATCGGTTCTCGGGGTGTCCGCGCTCATGGCCGCACCGATTCCCATTTTCCAGGGATGTACTCGTGGCCGTCGAGCCTCCCGCGTAACACCGCTTGGAGTCTCGCGCCCGCTTCCGCATCGACAACAAATGGGGCGGCACCGGGCGTCCCCGGCTCTGTCCCTTGCTGGTCCGCGCACAAGGGATCGACTAGCGGGGCTTCGCGTTGCCCCATGACGGACCCCTCTGAGCCGCTGCGTGCGGCCCGCTCGCCCTCACGTCTCATCCCTCAGCTTCCTCTTTCTCCCCGGCCTCGGCTCCCACCCCGGCGCTGTATTCGGGCCACGCTCTGTGGTCCCGGCATCCCACGTAAAGCAGGTCGTTCGGCTTGTAGAACATGGCCCGCCCGTCTCGGGGCGCGACCCATCCGCGATTGGTGATCGGGCGGCTCGATCCGTCCGTGGAGTAGAGGGCTGTTTCCCCGTCGATGGAGCGGAACGCCAGCTTGAGCGTGTCGAAGGCGGCGCTCGTGGGCGCGCTCTCGTAGTAGTCGTTCGGGCTGCACTCGCACGTCGTCACGACGCGGGGCCGGTAAAGGTTGATCGAGGGCGGCGCGGGCGAGGGCAGCATTAGAGTCTCGCCAAGGTGCCATCCGTCGAGAACGATGCAAAGCACGCTCATCGCGGCGGCTCTTTCGATACGGCCCGCAGAGCGACGAGGCGACGGTAGGCGGCGCGCATGTCTTCCATGAGGCCCGCATCATGATCGAACGATTCGGCGCGCTCGCAGTAGAGCAGGGCCGCTTCCCGGAACTCCTCTTCTTCCTTGAGGCGATCTCGGAGGGCTGCGACCACGGTGGCGGCGTTGGCATATTCGTCGGGCAGCTCGTCGCCAATCGGATACTCGGTCAGCGCCTCAATCGCCACGTCCAGAGCTTCGGCGGCGGTCACGGCATGACCTGCTTGAGCGCCCAATACTCGGGATTAAAGAAGGCGGCCACCGTCGTCGGGAACGAGAAGAACGCAACTCATTCGGGCTGTCCTCCAATGTAAAGGGCCGTGGCCGCGCGTTTGTACCACTTCGCCGCTGTCTTACCCTCGTTGAGAAGGCGGGCGATCTCCTCGGCCTCGTAGCGGCGGAAGCAGTAGGCGACGGCCCGCCCGTCCGCGCCATACCACTCCACGACGTACGGCATGCTCGCCTCTCCGCTATCGACCTTCACCACGCGAAACTCCTTCATTCGGGCTGTCCCCCAGCGATGGAGCGAAGGCGGTTTGCGTAAGAATGAGTAGGCGGAACATCTATCCAATTCGCTTCCTTGAGGAGCCGTTCCCACAGGGCGGAGAGGCGGGCGGCCCACTTCTCGGCGTCCGCCCGCGCCCCTACGGGCCAGTCGGGGCGGTCCAGTCGGAACGAAGCCGCCGTTTCCAATTCAGCGATCACCTTCTGCAAGCTGTCGTCATCCATTCTCGGTCCCTCCCGCGTGTTGGTGAGCATGCGCGGCCCGCCCTAAAGCGTGACCGGCCCCCTGCATACGTGCATCCCGCTAGCGGGCTGACCACAGCTCGGACAGATCATTTCGCATCACCACCTTTCCCCTGGGGTGAGAGCATCGCCCGGATTGTGGCGCGGGCGGCGACGATCTTTCTGTAGGCTTCCGCGTGGCGCTCGTACTTGTTCATGCCGAAGTGGTGCGCCTCCTGGATGCCGAGCGCATCGTCCGCCTGATCCAGCGCCTCGCGTTCTTCCGGTGTGAAGCGAGGGGCGGCCATGGATTGTTCGATCTGATCGGCGGCGGCGTGATACAGCATGTACCAGTGGTTGACCTGCTCCTTCAGCGCCTCCAGCTCGGGCGGGGAAGCAGATGCGGGGGCGCGGCGCGATTGCTCGATGGCGTGGATGCAGTCATACAAGAAGCAATGCGTCACGCCTCTGATCGTGTCCCCGAGGACGATCTTCTTGAGTCGCTCCAGGATGTGCTCGATGTCGCTATCGGTCAGCGTCCGTGCCTTCTCTTCTGGGGCCGCTGAGATTTTGCCATCTTGGCCCGCCTGATCTTGCGCAACCGCCGGTAGCGCGCGTTCTTGTTTCACGGTTTCGTCCGCGTTGGTGCCACGCTTACCTCCTTCGGTTCTCGGGGTGTCCGCGCTCATGACAGTTGGTACCATTTCTGCGATACTGGGTCCCAATAGATCGGCTTCATCGCTCCTCCTCTTTCTCCCCGGCCTCGGCTCCCGCCCGCAGAATGAACGCTGCGATGTGGCGGCCCGTTCCTTTACCCGGCAGCCCGTCCTCGGTTGCAAGCCACCGCACGTCACCTAGATTCCTGACCTCCGCGCCCGCCGCGAGCAACATCAGCACCCACTTGTCGATTGGGTAGACCAATACCGTGCTCTTGCCCTCTGCGCGCTCTGCGAGAGCCTTCCGCGCCCAGGCGGTCGGTCCCTTCTTCCGGCCCTCGTGCAAGATGGATCCGAAAGGCGGGTTCACGTAGTTGCTGCGACCCCACGGCATCGTCAACCCATCGTGGCCCTCGGGGAGTGGGTACGGGCAGGGGTCGAAATCGAAACCGAACTCCGCATCAAGCCGCGCGTACAGATCGGGCGGCGTGATCCAATAGTGCCGCCCGTCGGATCCGTTCCCGACATGGAACTTGTTCGCGCCGGGCCGGAGCTTCGATTGGTGCTCGCTCACTTGTCCTCCCCCGGCGGCTCTTTCGATACGGCCCGCAGAGCGACGATCCCCGAACCGCCGCAATATCCAGATTTGCCCAACCTTGGGGGCGGGGGCGCTCATCGGAGAGACTCGGCTTCGACCGCCCGGATTTCGACTTGCGTTGCCGCATCCGGATGGGTCGCATAGTAGGGCTGGCCCCACTCGCGGCCCTTCGCGTCGATGCACATGAGGCGCGACCACGCTCTATCGAGGGGCGCATGGCCCCCGTCGAGCATGCGACAAAACCACGAAGGGTCAGCGCCCGAGGGGTCCTTCTTGAACCGCTTCATCTGATCCTCGAACCACCACGCGAGCACGCGGCGCGTCGGCACGAGGAGGTTGGCCCGCGCCTCGGCCACGGCGCTAGGCTTGTGCTGCACGTAGCCCCCGCCATTCTCGAAGTCGCACCCCTTCCCGCGATGCCGTTTCCCGAGGGGGCGCATCGCCGCATCGACTTCCTTAATGAGATCATCCCGCTTTCGGGCCGCCGCAGCGTCATCCCAGCGGCTGCCGTCATCGGCCTCCCAAACGGTCCTCGTCTTCACGTCAACACTCCTTTCCTTGTGGGTGTGTGGCCTACAGAGAGGGGACGCGGGCCGCCTCAGATGATGCTTCGCTTCCAATCGCCCAAGTCGCGGGGCGGGTGTCCAAGCGATCCGTGAACCTCTGCCGTCCACTGGTCATGTCGATTCGCGGGCTGGCCCAGCTCGACCTCGGCGACCGTCATGCTGTCGCAGTAGGAGTCGCAAGCCACGGCGGCGGCGCGGGCCTCCTCGATGGTCGAATAGACACCCTCCAGCGTGTCGCCCTCGTAGTCGATGCCCGAAAGCAGCACGTAGAGCCTCATTTCTGGTCCGTCTCCCCGACCTCGCCCCGAATGATTCCCAAGCCTTGCATGTCGTTTACGAGGTTCCACCAACGTGTCAGCGTGTCCCACTGGCCCCACCACGAGGCGTGACTGAACGCCCACGCGCACGCAGCTAAGGGAGAAAGGCCCGCGCCCCAAGACTTTCCGCGAATCACTTGGGCGTCTCCCCGACCTCGATACCCAAGGCCCGAGCCTCTTTTTCTAGGTACGCTCGCACGGCTACCAGATTGACGCGGGAGGGCCTTGCGGCGCGTTGCTGGAGACGTTCGTAGCGTTCCGGCCCCAGGTGCTTCTTGACCCACTCCACGCCCTCCAGGGGCTTGTGATGCCACAGAAGGTGGCAGCCCTTACAAGAGGCCACGCTATTGTCCAAATCCCAGCGGAGCCACTTGTAGCGGCGGGAATACACATGCGACCAATCCACGGCGGGCCGCCCGCACCTTGCGCACTTCTGCTCGTCTCTCACAAACACGATGGCGCGGCACAAGGCATCTAGCTCCTTCACAGATGCCCTACGAGCCTTCGTCGCGGCGGACCGGGGCTTTGCCTTGGAGCGCTTCCCGGAAGGCCCTAGGAGCACGATTGCGAGCTTTACGACCCGGCGTAGTTCGCCCTCGGGTTTCTCGATGGCCGCGTAGAGCAGGTCCCGCGCTTGTCGGTGTGCCCGCTTCATGCCGCCGCCTTCCTCGCCTTTCTTCTGGCCTGTCTCGCTCTCCAGTCCGCTCGTAGCTTCTCGGGGTCCTGCTTGGCCTTCCACTTGGCGTAACGGGCGGCGGCAACTTCCTTCCTTCGGGCCGCTCGTTCCGCGTCGGTGTACTTGGGAGGGCGGCCCACTCGGAAGGAATGGACCCACCGGCGCTTTTCCTTTCCATTGAGCCTGAGCAAGTCTTCCCCGGAGATGCCTCGTTCGAGGCGGATCAGGTCAGTCATGGCTCTGGGTCGAGCAATTGCTTGCTGCATTTCAGGCAGCGCCCGTCGCGGCCTAGCCCCTTCGGGGGCGACCCGCAATCACCGCAGCGCCAATGCGGGTTCGCGTCAGCCCGAAGGATCAGCTCCAACCTTGCGAGCGAGTTCCATGCGGCGTGCGCGGCGTGGGGAAGCCAGCTCTCCGGGTCCAAGAGTTCCCGCCGCTCCGCGAGATAGTGCCGCCACATGGCATCCGTGTATCGCTCGACCCCGTTGGGCACGGACTCCCAGCCACCGGCGCTGTACTTCTTCGCGCCGTAGGTGCCGACCTCGGCCACGCCCTCCAGGGCGCGAGAGAATCCAAGGATCACGAGACCGGGGCGCAGCTTTCCGGCGTCCAGCTTGGCACCCGCCTCAGACGGTGCCTTTCCGTTCGGGTCCCGGTCGCTCACGCCTCTACCTCAGCCGGGGTAGACTTGTCCGCCCACTCCCTGAAATGGCCCGCTACCTTCGCGTTCGCCTTGGCCGCCGTAAGCCCTTCCTTGATGAATTCCAGCTTCAAGTCGTGTGCTGCTTCGCACCCGTAGTAGATCCTGCCGGGGAACTGCTTCGAGTCGGAGCGGTAGCCTTTGACGGGGGCCTTACAGATGTTGCAGTGCATCGGAATGAAGGCTGGCACCGGGATGGGCCGCGATGCCAGCTCAGCCTCGGCCTTGGCTCGGTTCGCCGCAGCTTCGGACATGAGGCGATCCAAAGAAACGTCTTCTCCCTCGGGCCCCACAGCTGGCGGGACCTCGGGGTCTACCTCTTCATGTTCGGCATCCAGGGGCGGGGCCACGTTTCGATCCGGCGTGCCTAGATCCGCCGGTTGTAGCGCCCCGCCCTCTGGTGCCTGCTCCACTGCCTTTCCCTTGGGCGGCTCGAAGTCCGCAACTTCCTCAGGCGTGTAAGTCGCCAAGATCGCGCCCGGGTCCGTGGCCCTGACACCGCCACTCACGCACCGAGCCCGGAGCATCGCCGCCCCGTTCTTCTTGTAGTTGTCCTTCCCGGCCAGCCCCGCCACGGTCGCGTCCGCCATGCTGTAGGCGTACTCGAATCCTTCCGGGCATCCCCGGGAACAGAACAAGGCCCGCGCTTCCGTGGCATCGCTCTTGATCCACTTCACGGTCCCGCCCCGAGACTGAAACCGCGCCAGCATCGCCTCCGACTTCATGGCCGCTCTGCCCTGGATGATGTCGTAGTGGCGCAAGGCTTCCACCGGATGCAAGCCCTCGGCCTGGCAAATCAGCATGAGGGTGATGGCCTGGGCCTCGTTCTGGATGGAAGGGAAGAGCCTGGAGAAGACAACGGCCTTCGCCATGCGTTGGATATCGTTGAAGCCCGACATGATGCCTGTAGACGGCGCAGCGGCCCCCTGGGTGCTGGGGGTCACGGTCGGGGAAGCCGCCGCGCTTTGGATTGAGGTAGGTTCGTTCACGAATTGCCTCCGTTCATTATTTTTGAACACGGGATGTTGTTACGGGGGCGGACGGGTTGGTAGTCACTCCCTGCGACCCGGGATTTCCAGGCCACCCCTGCGCTCGACCCTTCCCGCAAAGTGCCTTGCGCCCCGCCGCCCCCGCAATCCGATCTAGTCTTCGTCCCCGCCCTTGGGCAGAGAGTCATCCAGCACCGTGTTCTGCTCCGCCACGATCACTTCCACCGGAATCTTGATCTTGTTCTTGCCGCTTCCTGCCCACGCCCACGCATCGTTCTGGTGGGGGGAGAGAACCCCGCCCAGCATGACGGGGAGCGAAGCGGGCATTTCCGTGGGGTCGATGAGGATCTTCACTTGTGGGCCTCCGTCTTGTGCGGCATGTGGGCCATGGGGCAGACGGCCTCGTAGCATGAGTACCAAATGATCGAGACCATCACGAGGCAGCACGCGCCCATGAAGAGGAGAACCAAGCCGCGCCCGACGTTGCTTGCGGCCCCGCCAGTCAGATTGCGTGCTCGGTCCCGCCACGCATCGACTAGCCAGGAAAGGCCAAAGACGACCGCACTGAATCCGAGGGTTCCGCCCAGCATGAGGAGCGTAGCCTTGAGCGCACACGACCACTCGAAATGCATTCGTCTACCTCCAGAAAGTGACAACGTAGGAAAACGCGAGGAGCACGACGCCCCAGACTCCGAGGCCGATCCAGGTGATGTGGATGATGAAGTCCTCACGCCGTCTTCGTTCGCTCATGGCGATGATGTGCTGGGCGCGTAGCAAGGTCATGGGCTTCCCTCCCTGAATGGGGTAGATGTAGGGGAGGCGGGGGAGGCGCGAACCGCGCACCGGCTCCAGTGGACCAGACCCTTTCGGGGTCCCACTGGCAACGAACCTCATCGCGCAATCACAGCGACATAGAGCGTGTCGCCGCGATCCACCACAAGCGTCAGCCGCTTCGTCTCGGCATCGTGGACGTTGATGATTACGTCATGGAGCAACAGCGGATTCAGCCCTGTTCCCCTGGTGACGATGAGCGACTCGCCACCTTTTCCGCGTATCTCGTAGCCGTTCCCATTCCAAGGCTTCGCGGCCAGTAGGACTATGGCCAAGCAGAACAGGGCCGCTAGGATGCAGCAGGCTCGCAATGTCATCGCCGCACCAGCTTGGAGTTCTCCTTCATCCACTCCCGCGCCACGTCGATAGCCCAATTCTCGGAGTAGCCGAAAACCCGCAGTGCTTCCACGAGCCGAGGGAAGGGGAGCCACTTCGCTCCGGGGAGTCCCGACAGGTGCGCGTGCGCTTTCTCGTGGCGCAGATGCACGGCCTTGGGGCCGGGGGTGAAGTTCTGGGTCGTGGGCTGCTTGCAGCACTTCTCCTCGCAGGGGCCGTCACAGTCGCACGGCCCTTCGCAATCGCAGGGATGCTCGGGCCGCTCGTAGGCTCCGGCCTCCCGGTCGATCATTTCGTTGGTGACTCCGGGCGGGAGATAGGGGTCCTGGCTCATGACTTGCCTCCCTTCACAAGCGTCAACTGCCGCTGCGGGGAGACGAAGTACACGGCCTCGAATAGATCGGGGTTGGGGATGTTCATGGAGATGAGTTCGGTGGCGATCAGGCCAGCCGCCACGGACCCGCCCGTCTCTTCCGCGAGCTGGTCCGCTTTCTCGCAGAGCTTGTTGCACCGCTTGATGACGGACGGATCGACGGGGTTCTTCTCGGTCCAGAGGATGCGCCCGTAGGTGTTCCAGCACACGCCGGGGCGCTCTTCTCTTGTGTGCTCCCTGATCTGGAATCGGTAGGACTTGGGGTCTCGGCTCATTACGGGTAAGCCTCCCTATTGACTTGCCGGAGGCCCGTTGCTAGCGTTCGCAAGTAACGGGGCGCTTCGGCGCTTCGGTCATCCGGGGTCGCGTCGCCTCCCAAGGTCTGGCGCGGCCCCTTTTGCTGCCTGCTACACTCGGTCAAACTACCTAAGTGCCCTTACAATCAACTACTTAGCGATGTCGCATAAGAGATATTAGGTTCGGCGTTGACGCACACTGACGCAGAATCGCTCTTTTGTCAACTAGCCTAACATCCTTCTACGCCGTCCGTTGGCGGGTTTTGCGCCCGCCATTGTGCGGAGGCGGTCAAGTCACTGTCTCGGACCTTTGCATGTGCTCGACGGCCCATCTGATTAGGGCCTCCGCTGCGAGGGTCCGTGTCCACTTGCCGCCCGCTTCCGCCTCCCTGCGCCTCGCCTCTCTGTCTAGTATCTCTCTGATGTCGTGACTGAGGATCAGGTAGAGCTTCGGGCGCTCCTTCAAGTCTGCTCACCCCCTTTGTGGCTGGCGTGTTACACTTGCAACGTCCACATTCTACGTGTGGGCTGCGAACGAGTCAAGAAGTATTTTCGGCTGGCGTACGAATTTCTTTAGGGGATTGAGTCTGGGGCTGCGGATTCTGATGAGGTGTCGGCCACTTCGATCCAATAGGGAGGGTCACCGAAGCGCATGAGCCAAGCCTTGCCGGTGACGTGATCCATCTTCATAAACAGTCGGTCGCTCGCGGCCAGGTCGTACCGCCTCAAGCATCCACCCACGACACCGAGCGCCAGCATGAGCGCGATCAGGAGCGCCCCGAGATCCCCCAGCTTTCTCATTCCACATCCAATCCCAGGTAGAGGGCCACTTGCCTCAAGGCTACCTCGGTGTGCTTGAGCATTCTTGTGACCTCGGGGTTATGTAGCCCCAGCCTACGCATGGATTCGTGCTCGTCCAGGAGCTGGGCCAAGGTCAATTCCAGTTCTCCCCGTTGCAGGTCGAACCGGGTCATGAGGAGCAATAGCCGTTTGGCGCAGGGATGGCGCACTCAGCCTCCTAACCATCCCTGGTCACCTACGTGTGGATCTTACCTCTGTTTCTTTCCAGGTTTCCGCAGCGAGGAGCGCCACTTCAAGTAGGTCCTCACATGCTTTTCCGATTCCGGGTCGGCCATCGCGTCCGCGATACGCCTTAGCAGCAGCAACAGCCGCAATCGCCCGGTAGGTTGACTCGTGGACCGTGATATGGATCGAACGACGCGCACCGCAACCCTTCCCTTGCTCCCGCACCCTCGGCGTCCTTTCCTTCCTGCTCTGTCGCGGGCCATAGGCAGGAATCTTATGGGTTTCTTCGCATATATCACATCCCCATTTCTACACAAGCACCAAATCACATACGCAGCGACAAATACTTAGCCGGTTTCCCCAATTCGACCACTACGGTCGGAGTTATTGAGAGACAACGCACTAGGGGATTTTCAACGCAAAAAGAGGCATTTTTCACGGTATTAGTAGAACACGTTGCTAAGGCTACCTCCCTTCCCCACAGCCAACGTCAACCCGGCCCGAGAGGCCACGAGGTGGATGCGAGAGTGGACGACGCCGACTACAAGCGTGGACCTTCGGAGCAGCCGATCCGGCTATCGGTCCGCCAGCCTGCCTCTCAACGCTGGCACCGCCAGGACCAGATCGAGCCTGCCTGGTCCGGGCACGACTCCTCCTGGTCTGAGAACTGGTCCCCAGAAGCACTCAAGGCCCTCAAACGCGACGAGGAACGGGACGCCCAAGCCTCCCCAAGCGGGCCAAGCCTTCACCACCGCTGGTACTCGGACCGACTCACCCGCAAAGCCTAGGCAGACACGAGGCGAACCGACCTTAGTAGTTCGTCCCTGACTCGCTTCCTCTATCCATGAAAAAGCAGCGAAGCAAACCAAGAGCGAGCCGCTGCGGAGCAGGTCTCTGCGGCGAGCCTCCCCGAGCGCAGCGAGCCAAGGACAGCAGCCCCGAGCGGCAGCGAGCCACAGGAGACCCCCGGTAGGTAGGTATACGGGGGTGGTAGCAAGAGTTATGACGATCTCAATCACATGGAGCAAAGAGAATGAAAAGGCCCTAGGGGAGGGAGTGATGGCCCAAGTCGTTGCGGCGAAGGTAGATGACCGGGAGAAGAAGCGGAGGCGGCGGGCGATCACGGGGAGCAAGACGGGAATCATCATGGCGTCCTTGTTCGACGACTTGAGCAAGGTGAAGGCTGGGTTCGAGGGTCGGAAGTTCGAGTACGGGCTGACGAAGGACGTGGGGTATCGGCTGGTCTGTGACGTGTTGGATTCGTTGGCGTTGATGCGGGACGCATATGTGGACGAGCGGATACCGAGGGGGGACTGATGCGATTGCGAGTCTTTCTAGCGGGGGCGATTCTGAGCCTTGCGATCACGTCAGCGGCCTGCGAGAAGCCCCATGCCCAAGTGCCCTCGGTGACCCTGGACTGGACCGCTACGGGAGACGACGGGGCTGTGGGTACGGCGGCCTCGTACAAGGTCTTCTGGAGCAGTGCGACCCCGGACACGACGGGGTATTCGGCGTGGCTCAATGCTGGGGCACCTGTTGGGAGCACTCCGGCTGGGATCTTGGCGTGGGTCAATTCCGCCAAGAACGCAACAGGTCCCGTACCGCTTGTCGCTGGCAGCGCCATGAGTTTCACCATAACGGACAGCTTTTTGGCGGGCGGGAAGTACTGGTTCATGGTCACGGCTTGTGACGACGGCCTCCCCGCCCAGACAGGTCAAAACCCGGTGCCGAACTGCGCCCGGTCCAATTTTACAACGAAGGTAATTCCTACGGTGGACACAATTGCACCGGCGGCGATCTTCAATCTGAGGGCGCGGTAGCGTGAAATTCGAGGAAGCCCGCGAGGTGCTTCTGTCACTCGGGATGCACCTGGACCAGAACGTGGACGGGAAAGAGGAGGCGGGCGCGATGTACCAAGCCGATGTTGACGGGACCTTCGCCTGCTGGAGTCCGGGCCATGCGGCTGTCGTGGACGGCTCCTACACCGCAGACCAGCTTGAGGCCATGGCGGTCTGGATGCGGGTGAACTCCAAGTGAGGTGGGTCCGGGAACTGCTCGCGGCCCTCTGGGAGATCGCGGACCGGATGCAGGACATTGTGGACCGGCTCGATCAACTCATCGCTGTTTTGAAGCGGCCCCGCGAAGTACGCAGGGTCTTGTGGCATGTCGGAAAACCAACGGAGGAATGAACAATGCCGGGAACCCTGACCATGAACGACAAGCAGAAGTGTGCCGCCGGAGTCTCCATCCTGGACGCGGACGGCCAGCCCTTCGCCACCCTTCCTGACGGCGTGGTCGCCGCCTTCGCTTCGAGCGATGCGGCGGTCGCCGACTTCGTTGTCGATGCCGATGGAATGAACGGAACGGTCACGAGCGGCAAGGTCGGCACCGCGACGATCACGGCCACGGTCTCCATGCCGGGCGCTGCGGACGTTACGGACTCGATCTCGGTCGTCGTCACGAACTCCGCTCCGGGCGCTGTGAACTTCACGGCTGGCACGCCGGTGGACGAGTAGGGTAGATGCCGAAGAAGACCCACGGGGCGGCCAAGGTGAACCGGAAGCGGCGTAGCCCCACGCTGAGACCGGACGCCGGGCCGCCCCCGCCCCGCCTTCCTGCCTTCAAGCCCCGTGCCCTCCGTGGCCTTTCCGTTCCAGAGGCCCCTCCACCGGACATGGAGGCCCAGATCGAAGGGATGGTCTCCCGCTTGGTGGACCGCCACCTTCGGAGACTGATCGAGGGGGTCCTGGTCGAAGTCCGGGCGACCCGCCAGTACACGATGTGGATTCACGAAATGCTGGCGAACCAGGAAATCGGGAAGGAATTGCCCTCTCCCAAGGGACTCCGAGACAAGGCGCGTTCTAACGGGCGGAACACGGTCGGGAACCGGGAACTGACCGAGGAGGAGCAGCACCGCATCGCCTCCGGGGAGGATGTCGAGGACGTGCTGGGGATCTGATGCACGACTTCGGCCAAGAGAACGACGAATCCTGCGCCTACTGCCGGGATTCCAAAGGCGGCCTCATCACCAAGGCAAAGAACATCGTGGAACGGGCCTACAAGATCGACGGGCACCCCTTCATGTTCTGTTTCCGCCTCTGTGAGTTGTGTGAGTACGCCCGGAGGATCTTCCCGACATGGGACGCAATGACCCAGGCCGCGTTGATCAAGATCGTGATTGCGCGGGTGAGGGACCGTTACGTATGACACGGGTGCTTTTGTCCATCGAGCAGGCCCGGGTGTGGCGGCAGAACCGGGACATGCTGAGGGCCGCGTGTATCAACGTGCGCTGCAAGTGCGGATCGAGGCTCGCCATCAAAGCCATTCGGCGGGACGGGCTCTTGAAGCGGTGTGACGCCTTCTGTCCCAAGATGCAGTGGTGGAACTTCTGGAAGCACGACCCCGACCGCACCGTGACGGAGTACTGAGCATGGGACAGATGCAGAGAACGATGCGCCGGAGAATTCGCCGGGAGAACTTCCTTTCCGTGAGGGAGTCCGCCCGCCGCATGAACCTGGACCCGACCCCCGAGCCTACGGAGGCCATGGCGAGAACCCTTCGCTTGGCTTCCATGTTCTTCCTGGGCGGGATCGTCAAGTGGCTCCTGTCTCGGAAACTCATCCACGCCTAGAAAGAAGATGATCCCTCGTGCAATCCGCGACTGAGTATTGGAAGGGGGTAGAAGACGTTGACGTTATCTCCCTCCCCGAAGGAGAAGCCGAAGCGGGGCAGGCCCGCGAAAGGCTCACCGCAGACCGCCTCGACCGGCTTGCCGTCTTCTTCGCCGCCCCCGACCACATCCGATCCCAATGGTCCGGCCCCAAGGAAGTCAAGGAGCTGGCCCTTTCAATTGGATGCCGAGTAGGGTCCGTCGAGAAGTGGAAGCGGCACCCCTTCATGGTCAAGCGCACCGCCGAACTCCTCTACGCGGCGGCGGTCTACGCCATGCCCAACATCCTCTTTGCCCAGATGGAACTCGCCACGAACGAAGCGGACACCAAGGCCGCGAACTTCGTCGCTACCGTGGGCAAATTCATCCGCTCCCAGGGCACGACCATCAACAACACCCAGGTCTCTCCGATGGCCGAAGTACACGCGCCCCCGGACGCCGAGCAAGTGCGTACCGCCATCAAGGAGATCATGGAAGAGGATGATGTGGCGTAGCCCGCTCCCTCGAAAGCTTAAGCCCCAAGAAGCGCCAAGAATTAGTCCGGCTCACCGAGCAATGGCAGGCGCTTTGTAAGCAGCAGCCCCACCTACGTTATCGCCCCAACAAGGCCGTCCGGGCCTTCCATGTATCCAAAGCCCCCGTCCGGGTTCTCTCCGGCCCCAACCGAGGCGGGAAGACCCTGGCCGGGGTGGTGTGCGATGTCGCCACCCTCTTGGGGAAGGACCTCTACCGCCCCTGGCGCACCTTCAAGCTACCGACCCTTGTCTGGGCCGTGGCCTTGGACAACAAGCGCCTAGGGAGAATCCTCCGGCAGAGAATCCGGGAGCACTTGCCGGGGGACGAAGGGCGGGATTGGAAGGAATACCTTTCGGACGGCATCTTCAAGATGTCCAAAAAGTGGGGGAACTCAGAACTCCACTTGATGAGCTGCGAGGCCGGGCCTGAGCGGTTCAAGGGAGCCGAGTGCGACCTGATCCACTTGGACGAGGAACCGAATCCCCGAGGCGGGGAGATCTTCAACGAGTGCTATTCCCGGTTCGGTCCGGGGAGGCCCTTGGACATCATCATGACCTTCACCCCCGACCAGGGGGCGACGTGGAGCCATTCGCGCCTTTTCGACGAGACCTCGGAAGACTACCTCCGGGGCGGGAAGGGCGAGAAGATCGTGGACTTCTTCGAGTTCTCCCTTTTCGACTGCGATATCGAGAAGGGCGGGCACCTGACGCACGAGGAGATCATGCGTCAGTACCACGGTTACAAGCCCCACGAACGGAAGGCGCGGTTCTTCGGCAAGTACTCGCTCGTAGGGTCGAACATCTACTACGACGCCGAGCAGATCGAAGTCGCCCAGAAGAAGGTCACGAAGGGCGAGCACGCCCGCATCACGATCAACGACCTGAAACAGACGAGACTCGAACGAGGGGCCTACGGGGAATGGCTCTTGTTCGAGGAGCGCATGCCAGGGGAACGCTACGTCGCGGGGTTCGATGTCTCCGGCGGAAACCGGAAAGACCGCTCCGTCGCCTATGTCATCGCCATGGGGCTCAAGGCCCGAAACGACAAGGGCGAGATCGTAGCGGGAAGCATGAAGCCCCGGATCGTGCTCCGGTACAAGAGCGACCGTATCGACCCGGAGCGGTTCGCTCGGGAGATCGCCTATCCGATTCTGGTCTACTACAACTACGCCCTGGGAGTCCCGGAACGTAACGGTGACTACGGCGGAGCCTTCATGCAGGCCCTTCGTGACCACTACGACAACCTCTTCACCGACCTTCGTTACGACAAGGCGAAGATGGAGTGGAAAGGTGGCGTCGGCTGGCACACGAACGAATCGACCCGAGGGATGATCCTTTCCGCCCACGAGGTTGCTTTGCGTGAGGGCTGGGAGGTCTACACCAATACGTGCGTGCTGGAACTTGCGTCCATCGTGGAGAAGCGAAATCCCGATAGCGGGAAGACGCGAGTCGAGGCCGCGCACGGCTGTTTCGATGACGAAGCCTTTGCCGCAGGAATGGCCTTGGCCGCCTTCATCCAGGACCCGCCGATTCTGAATCCCCCCATGGAGTGCGAGTTGTACGAAGGGGACGTGATGCCGGGGATGATCGACGACGGGGCGCTCTTGGGGCTTACCGATAACAGGCAGGAAGTAGCTTACTCAGGGGAGGAATACGTCTGACCGATCCTACGGTCATCTTGGAAGGAATGGCGGACCAGCATCGCCTCGCATCTTCCGCCGCAGACGAGGATCGGGAGTCGGATTCCTGGAAAGCGGTACGCGCCCTCTACAAGCAGGCGAAGACCAAGACCGCCGAGTTCCGCCAGAACTTCGAGCGAGACTGGAAATTCCTCCTCGGAGAAAACCACAACCCCGTCCCCAAGAACACCCAGGCCGCACAGAGGATCAAGGGCCGAAACCAGGGAGTCCGTAACTGGCTCTACGCCACCTGCGACCAGAAGGCGCAGATGATCCTCGGTCCCAAGCCCAAGTACACGGCCATCCCCTACGGCGCTCCCGTGGACTTCACCCAGCGGTGGAAGGTCCAGGAAGCCATCGAGGATCTTCACCGCAGGGTGAGGGCCGAGGAGTTCGACGAAGATTGCGTCTGGGACGGCATGGCCACAGGCAAAGGCTATACCCAGATCCTGGTCAAGAAAGACCCCCGGTCCGGGATGCCGTCTTTCGCCTTGGAAGCCCTGGACCCTTCTCGTGTGTATTGGAACCCCGACGAGGGTTCCCGTATCGCGGACTTGGACATTCTCCATGTCGAGAAATGGCTGACGGCTGCCAAGTGCCGGGAAATCTTTAACCAGGTGGACCCCCAAACCGGGGTCCCGGCCTGGATGAAGATCAAGTTCCGCTCGGTCCCCATCACCTCCCCGGACAATCGCAAAGACTACCGGAGCCGAACCGATCAGGAGATTCTGGCCGGGGGCGGATACACCTTCCAGTACAACGCCAAGGGCCAGCTTTGCGAGCTGGGTGCGGACATCTGCTTCACCTGGGTCCGTAACGAGGAGATCGAGAACGAGATCACCGAACGGCTGGTCTCGGGGGAAAGGGACGGGTACTCCTGCGCCTCCTGCGGGGACATCTTTGACGCTCCGCACCTGGAGCCGCCCGATACCGAGGTCGGGATGGAGGAATCCATTCCTGCGACACCTCAGTGCCCTACGTGCGGCTCTGAGGCGCTAGCCCCGGTACGGATTCCCGCCACCGTGGACCGGACCCTGACGGGAAAGAAGTTCAAGTACCCCTACGGCATCTTGAAGGTCCATTGCGAGGACGGGATGCTCTGGGAGGGATCGAACCCGGACAAGATTGACTGCGTGTTCCCGGTGTTCGAGTACCACCACCGGAGAGTGAACCGCCGGTTCGCGGGCTACGGGGAAGTGGGGATGCTCCGTACCGCGCAGGTCAACGCCAACAAGAACATGCAACAGCTCATGGACTACCTGAGAACGTCCGTGAACGGGCTGCTGGAGTATCCGAACCGGGTCCCGACCTACGCGGCCCTGAGTAACCAGCCGAACGCGAAGATCGGCCTTCCCATCCCCCTGATCGGGTTGGCCCGATACCTCCCCGCAGCGCCATTCAACATCCAAGCCTTCGTGACCGCCGAGGAGACCATTCGGCGGGACTTCCAGGAAATGGGCGGCATCACAGATGTGGTCTACGGCCTGGCCCCCACGTCTCCTACGTCCGGGAAAGAAGTCGTGGCCCGAAGAGATGCGGCGACTACTCGCGTGGACGGGCATACGAGACGCCTTGCTCAGTACCGAAGCGCCCGAGGCACGGCACTCCATCAGCTCGCGTGGCAGCATTTGACTCTGCCGTCCTATTTCCCGGTGCGGAATTCGGCGGGGGACCCGGACATGGTGCTGATGGCGTACCGGACGCTTCCCCGGAACATGAAGATCGCAGTCTCAGCCGATCTTGAGGACGCGCAGCGGAGCGAACTCACGACCCAGGCGATTCAGACCTTGATGCAGCAGGGGATTTTGCCCCCCGCCCTGGATCTTCTCTTGCCCACGATGGGATTGAAGACCTGGGAGGCGCAGACCTTGATGGACCGCGCCAACTTGATGAAGCAGGAGCAGGGGAACCAGCCGCAGCAAAACCAGCAGCCCTCGGATCCCGCCTCTCTCATCACCGCTCTGGCGGCGCTCATCAAGTCGGGCGGAGTCCTGGCGCGGAACCAACTGGAGGCGGCACTGGAGAACGCTGCTCTTCCCCCACCTGATCTTTCCACGGGCATCGTCATGGCCCCACAGAAGCCGGAACCGAAGAAGACTATCTCCCCATCACCCAACTAGAAGGGAAAGTTTCCCGATGATGATTCCGGGCAACCAGAACAAGACCAAGGCCCAAGTCATGCCGACCTCAACGGCGGCAGCGAAGCAGGTACACGGAGAGAAGGGGAACATGAAGATCCCCGACTCGAAGAACAAGCCCCACCCGACCATGTTCATGGGGGACCGCGCGGACTATCCGACCCCTCCTCGCACGTTGACGGGGCACCTCCCGGACAGCCGGAATAAGGGGGCGGGCTACTAGATGCCGATCCTTCCCGACTCCAAGTCGCCCTCTCTCCCCTACGAAAGCAAGTACGTGTCCGAGCGGTGCGGGCGTAAGACCCCGCCCTTGCTCGACTCCCACAATCCCAAGGTTCCTGTGCAGACGGTGATTTCGACGGCCCACATGTACGGGGCGTCACCGGGGACCAAGGCCAAGTTGTCACCGGGCGGAACGGCGAGCCACTTCAAGCCGACTCCTACCACGCAGTTCACTCGAAGCGGATACCACGACTAGGAGAAATCATGGCCATGCAAGGACAGGGGCCGATCCTCGAAGGCGGACAGCGGTTGTCTGAACCGCCCGTCGAGGAAACCCCCGAGGCAGCCGAACCTACCCAGGACGGTGCGCCTCCGGCAGACGCTACCCCTCAGGAAGTCTTCAACTGGCGCTGGAGAAACGAGCAGCGACAGATCCCCGCCGCAGCCTTAGATCCGTTCCGGGAGGCTGTGGGCGCTCCTTCCCGTGAAGCACTCATCACCTGGACTCAGCAGGGGCGGGACGTGGACTACCACCGCACCCGAATCCGGGAAGACGAGGCGAGGCTGGCGCAGGAGCGCAGGGAATTCGACGCGCAGCGGCGGCAGTTCGAGGAATTGCAGACCGACCACGAGGGGCGAGGCTATGGCCCTCCGTCACAGTTTCCAGGAGCGCCGGGCTACGGCGTCCCAACCCCGCAACAGGGCTTTCCGGGAGGTTACACGGCTCCAGCTGGGCCGCAGTACGCCAACCCGTATCAGCCCTACATGCCGGGAGGGTTCCCGCCCGTAGCGCAGCCGTGGGGGAATCAGGGGTACGGTGTCCCGCCGATGGGCGCGAGCCTCCCGCAAGACCCTGCGGCGCGGGAGCAGATGGTTCTTTCGGCGCTCCTTTCCATTCCCCAGCAAGTCCGGGCGGCGGTCGATCCCTTCATCGGGGAGCTTCGCACCGAACGCCAGAGCCAGACCCGCGCCGCCATCGAAGCACGCGCCCGCGAGGAGGAAGCTCAACTCGGCAACATGGCCGACAAGTACGTCGAGCAGTTGAAGGCGGACGGATTCGCCGTGGACGGTATCGACGGGGCCACGTTGATCGAGGACATGAACCGGATGGGCCTTTCCGCGAACCCTCGGATTCCCTGGACCGAGGCGCTGGAAACGGTCGCAGCCCGGAGAGTCTATCGACACAGTTTCCAGGCCGGACAGGGTTCGGTGGCGGCGACGATGGCCACGAACCCCGAAGCGACCTTCCACGTTCCCCCGACCAAGGCTCCCGCATCTACGGGAGTCCAAGAGAACATGATCGCAGACCCCAAGGCGGCGATGCAGGCTAGAGCGGAAGCCGCTAGGAAGCGCGGGGCCGCGATGACCTTCCGTCAAGCAGTAGATCGGTAGCACCCACCAACCTCCAACCGTAAAAGGACTGACTTGCAATAGCGACTCTTGATCGCACCTCGCAGGCGACCACGATCCCGACCGTATGGTCGCCCATCTTCGAGTACACGGCCCAGCAGCCGCGCGGCGTGGCCGAATACTTCTGGGACGTTTCAGACCAGGTGCAGGGTCCTGGAAACGTCTTCAAGATCAACATCCTCCCCGGCCTTGCGGTGTCGCAGACGGCGGGCTCCCCCGGCACCTGGGCGGCGGGCTCGGATCTCAAGTCCTGGTCCGTTGGCGGATCGGTCAACACGGCTGCGTCGATCACCTCTCTGGCGATCACGCTGACCCAGACGTTGAAGGCCGTCAACATCACGATCGAG